GTATTTGCCTGCATCGGGTTCAAATAACCACCATTGTCAATAAGGTTCTGTACGGCTATATCAGCCTTTTCTACTATAGTTTTTGGACTAAGTTTTCCCATCTAAATAAATCCTCCTAAATTTTTTTTATAATTACCTTCGAAGATTTCCAAAAATCCCAGAAAAAGGACTTTCGCTCTTAACAGTAAGCTCTTCTTTAATCACGGGCTCCTGAACTGAGGGTTCCGGTACATCCGCATCAATCTTTTCTACAAGTTGCTCGAGTTTCTCTAGTTTAACCTTCATGGTATCAAGAGTTTCCTCAAACTTAGCAAAAGGAACCGCCGGGACTTCTTCCGCCTTAGCAACTTCTACCTGAACTTCTTCAACTTTTTCCACGACTTCTGGCTCTTCTTTCTTAATCATAGAATCCGTCTTCGCAGACAAATCTTCAATTTTCTGGGTAAGAACCGCAAGCATCTCCAAAAGTTTTTCTTCGCTCTTATTTACAGTCTCAGCCACAACCGGCTCAACTACTGGAGCAGGCACAGAAGCCTCCACCTTTTCAACGATAACCTCTGTTACCTTTTCATCCTTTACATCCATATTAACCTCACTTTTTTGTTCTTGTTTTGCAAATATAATATTATCTGCGCTTATATCTAAACCAGCAGAAATAAAACTCTTAAATGCATCAAGAGATTTACCAATAATATCCCTCTTCTTCTTATTATCCATTTCATTCAATTCCATCGTACCATTTACGATAGACATCAAATTATTAATCTCACTATAGAAGGTATCTCTAAAAGTTGTAATCCCCCTATCATCCAATTTTATCGGTCTATCCATAATTATAGATTTGTAAACAATATTGGATCCTTCCATTTTTAAAGGGACGCCCACCACGGCAAAAACATGCTCATCCTCACTAAGTCTAACCAATTTAACCGAAGCTGGCTCCAATTCATCAATAGGTATACTAATGAATTTGCTGTACTCGCCATGATTTTCAGTCTTCAATATTTTAAATTCTTTAGACCATTCATGCAACTCCTTATATTTATCAAAATCTTTAGCTAATGGAGTTATAATACTCTGAATAACTTCTTCCATCGCGTCCTCCGTTTTTATAATTTTAAAGGGTGTTCTGTTTGCTCCTTTATTTACTAAAGAAATCCACTGAACATCCACATCATTCATATACTGTACTTCAGTCTCTACTTCTTCAACTATGTTTGGCATTTAATTATATTACCTCATTAAAAGAATATCTATGGGCATGACCAAATCTAACCTCAGTGGTTGAAGCTGATCTTATAATATGATTATGTCCCTGGGACATTCCTGTATTTGCTACTATTATTTTATTTTCATCATCAAATTTTATTTTAAAGGTGTGCGTATGAGGCGGAATTAATTCATCCAAATTTTCCTGGGTATCTCCCTCTGCCTCCACTACTCGTTGAACTGTTTCAATCTTCTGGTCTAAATTAGTAAGACCCTCAAGAGAATAACAATTTATTTCACCCTTAAGAATTTTACCCCAAACTTCATCTGATTCTATTTTAGTAGCGCCAACCCACGCCCCTTCTACGAAGCCATCCGGATCCGAAGAACGCGCTATAAAAGTCTCAACTAAATAATCCCCTGTGGGTTCGTTATTATGCATTAAGTCAATATTATGAGTGCGCTGATTTTTCATAAATCCATAAGCGGCCTTTTTTATCTCTTCCGCTGTCATAATGTCGCCATGAGCATCTTCCTGCCCGGGGACATATATCTCCCCAAAAACAACACGTTCATACTCTTTGTCATCTTTAATAACTAATTTTCTAGGAATCATGCTTGCTTTAGGCCACCCTTTGAGGTATAATATTTTATGAAAATCATAACCCATTGATTCTTTAAAATAATCTGTCGGCGTACCTAATGTCAAGAAAAAAGTAATACTAATTTTAAATTAATATTAAAAGAACTGCGTTTCATAGGAAATAAAATTTATTTTTAAATGCGTGCATTTTTTTCTTGACAAACTTTTAAAAATATGATATTACTGATTGCAGTATTGGAGCGAAAGCTTTTTTTTTAAAGATAGTAAAAGAATAGTAATATAGTAATTCAGGGTAGAGTATAGATATATACTCTTCTCCATGGAGAGAGAGAAGAAAAAAATTTTTTTCTCCAGGGAAATTGTAAGAAAATTTTCTCTTTCTCTTAATGGGCCAAAGTAAAAAAGAAAAAAATTTTTACGATTTTAAATTTTCATAAGGGATTAAAAAATTTTTTCTTCCCCCTATCTTCCTTAAAGATCCGGATTTCAAGACCCCACTCCCATTGCGCTCCCCCTCTCCCCAAATTTTTTACTTGACAAACAAAATTTTTTGTGGTAAAGATCGTTACATGAAAAAATTATTACTCAAGGATTTACAGAAACCTGAATCAAAAAAAAAGCCGTCAAAGGTGTCTCTGCAGTACTTAATTTTTTTATGTGATAAATATTATCTAAAAATACAAGATATTAAGACTGAAGATAAGCACCAATGGAATGGGGCCTATAAAGGAATCTTAGAAAAAATAGGTCAGGATTATATAAAGTTTGAACAATTCATTAAATACTATATCCTCATAAATAAATCATTATCTTTAACCGGAATTAAAACTGGAAACTTTGAAACTTTTAATATTTTTAACCTTAAGCGGAATCTTGATTATTTTATTTCCGCTCTTCGCATAATAAATTCAACTAAAGAGCCCATTGATTATATATGGTTAAAATTTAAGATAGAGGAGGACTTAGATGGCAGATACAGGATATAAAACCTTAAAAGAACTTGATGGTAAGTATATGTGCTCCGATACATCGGAGGCATTCTTATACAAAGAAATAAAAAACAAATTAATAGAAAATGGATTCGGCCTAGATTTATCTTCTTTATCAAAATTTCTAGATGATAATCCTTTCTTTATGTCACACTGTAATAAGATAAAGAAAGCGTTATTAGAGCATAACTCAGCTTTAGTAATAATAGATACCTCTCAGTTATTGTGGGAAATTCATAAGTATTTCCCCCTAATCTATGCTCTTAATAGTCCGAAAGGCGAATCCATATTTAAAATTTCTCTAAAGCATTTACTTGACAGTCTGCTAGACAAAGATATATCAGCGGAGATGCCTTCCAGAATAAATAAAGATTTAGTTATGATAGGTAATATTTTTTCTGGAGACAATAGAATATCATCTATGTCTTCTTCGCTAGAAGGAATAATAGAGCCATTAATATTTAGTAGAAAAGTAGTATTCACTGCACATACTTTGCAGATTATTCCTTCCAAAATAAAAGAAGACACTATGTATAAATTGCGTACTTTTTATTCACCTGCATTCGAGCAGACTTTTCAATTTAAGGTAACCCCCGTTATTATACAAACTTGCGAAAGCAAAAAATCTCTTTGGGAGGATTAATGTCAAAACAATTAGAGCCCACAACAGGATTACTTTTTTCATTAGCCGTATTGGGAAATAAGGGACCTTCTTCCTTCCTAGCTAGTTTTCGTTTAGTTAGGGAGTTCTTTACTAGAGAAGAACAAGTTATACTAGATGTAATGTCTAAGTATGTAGAATTATATAAAGAACTTCCATCTAAATCTACAGTAGAAGTAGAATCTGGATACAGTTTACCAGATATTCCTATAGATAATAATGTACAATTCTGGGCAGATGAGGTAAGAAAAAGATACGCTGTAGAGAATTCTTTCTCTTTATGTAAAGAGGCTATGGCTAAAATAACTGAAGGCGATATAGATAGTGCAGCTAATATAGCCACTAAACTCACTAGGATACTAGTGGAAGGTCAGACTAAAACTAGAGTATATTCATTAGAAGACACCATAGATAACTTATTAGATTTACATAATAAAGCTCGTTTAAATATTAGAGAATTCGGAGTTCCTTTTGGTCTAGATTTTTTAGACTCTAGTTCTGGTGGAGCTCAGGGAGGAGATCTTATTTGTTTAGCGGGGCTCCCTTCCAGCGGTAAAACTTTTATATTAATGCATATGGCATTAGCAGCACACGCTCAGGGTAGCTCAGTTTTATTTATCCCTACGGAAATGTCAGAAATCCAATATCATAGGAGAGCTATTGCTTTACGAAATAATCTAAGTGTAAATAGGATTAAATTTGGTAAACTAACTACTACTATAGGAGAAGAAGTTATAAAATACGATAAGCAACTATTATCAGAGTTACCTAATAAATTTTATATGACAGACGCTTCTATGAGTTTAGGGGTATTAGATGTTAAATCCTCTGCCTATGTCTATAAACCAGATGCCATCTATGTAGACGGAGCGTATTTGCTTAAACCTGAATTTTATGCTAAAACCCGCTACGAGATTGTTTCCTCTGTAGCTGAATCTCTTAAGACCCTAGCTAAGGAAATGAATATCCCTATATTTGCAACTTATCAATTAAATAAAAAGTCAGAGGATATTTATCAAAGCGCTGTAGTTAGACAGTTAGCTAGTATTGTAGTAGAGATGTCAGATTACGAAAATGAAAGCATTGGCACAGGAATGTGGGATAATAGAAATAAACCTAAGCGTTTAAGCATAACGAAGGGTAGAGACGGAGAAGAAGGTAGTACTATGATAATAATAGATACGATACACACAAAGATTATAGAGCCTTCTCCTACTAGACCCCTTCTCTCTGAAGATAGTTATATGGAGCCAGAAGCTACAGAAGAATAAGTGAGTTGCTGTGAAAGAAATTAATATCATAAAGCTTCTACGTCTTATGGGTTATGATGACTCTGCTATGGTTGTTAGGGATGACTGGGTTAATGTACCTTGTCCGCTGGCATCTCATAAGCACTCATCAGGACAGGATTACCATCCTAGTGCGGGAATTTCTATAAATCCCTCTGGAAATTCTGTATTTAAGTGTTTTTCCTGCACGCCTACTCCTGTTAAGCTCTTGAGTTTAATTATTCAAAAATCCATGTATAACGAATATAGGGATAAGAGACTAGCCGCTTATTATCAAGCATACGAAATATCTGCACTTAGTGAAGATGATAGAGAGGATGATGCTCTCTTTGAGAAAGAGGCAAAAGAAGGAACGTTAAAGTTTAATAAATGGGTGGTCCCTAAAATATCCGAGCAGCAACAGAAGGAAGAAGTTCCCCCTATTTTTCCACTACCTTTACTAAGAAATTTTCCACTTGTAGTGGAAAATAACGACAGTGTGGCTATGAATATTAAGGACTATCTTATTAATGTTAGAGGTATTTCTTTAGCTATAATAGCTGAAATGGGAATACGTTATAATAAGCAACGTAATTTAATAATATTTCCTCTTACTGATATAAGGGGTAATATTCAAGTATTAAGAGCTCGAGTATGTGATATAAATACAAAAGTAATGTTTACTATCTCTCCTAAGCAATTTGGGAACAAATATGCACTTCCTACTATAAGAGACAGTGGGGCATGCTTCGGTCTCAATAAGATAACAGTGGATAAGCCTGCAATTATAGTGGAATCTGAAACAGATTGTTTATTATTAAAAACATATGGCTTTAATAATGTAATTGCTACTACTTCTGCTAGTTTCTCTAAGACTCAGATTTATAGTATACCTTCCCCAAATCTCTGGGTGGGTTTTGATAATGATGATGCCGGAAGGAGGGCCACAAAAAAGTTAATAGATATATCTAATGGAAAGTTGGTTCACGTTATAAACTGGGAAAATGCCGGAGGAAAGGACCCAGGAGATGCAGAGAATCGTTTGGACATAGTCCGGGCACTTAATAAAAAAGTCCTAGTGGATAAGAAAGCGAGACATAGGAAATATTTTTAACAAAATTTGCAATCAATTGCAAATCATCAAAAAAAAAGCTTGACAACTATTAAAAAATGTGGTAAGCTATTTATTAAATAAAACTTGTGAAAGGTAAAAACACATGTCAAACTGGTACAGCACCGGCCTAGCAGGTCAACAAAAATTCAAAGAAATGGAAGCTCTGAGAGCAATTACAACAAAACAAACAAACATCCGTAGATTTAGACTAAAGCCAACTGAGAAGGCTAAAGTTATTTTTCTGGAAAATCCTACAACGTGGCTTTATGAGCATAGTATTCAGGTAGATGGTAGATGGGAAACCTTTACGTGCACCTCTGATACAGAAACCTGTCCTCTTTGTCAGATTAATAATAAACGTAGTCCTATTTTAGTCTCTACGGTTATTGATACTCGTAAAACTGTCAGTCAAAAAACTGGTAAAGAATATCAGTTTCAGAAAGTTTTGCTAGTTTTGAAGGGTAAAGGTATTAGGGCGGTTATGCGTCAATTTCTAGAGGGAAATAAAGTAGATCTTACACATTACTCCATGGAAATTGAACGTGACACTGATAAACAGTCCGTAGCTTGCGGGGAATATTTTTCTTTAGGTAAAAAGGTTACTATTTCAGCGCTTGAGGCTATAGCTAAAAAGATCGAAGCTGATCCTAAGGAATTTCTTAAACCTATTGATTACTTTACAGTATTGGCACCTAAGTCAGATAAAGAACTTAGAGTTATTGCTGGCATAGGAGAACCTATGGGAACTGACGAGTCAACTGATCTTGAGGATGAGTTTGGTTTAGGGCTTGAAGAAAAAGCCCCCTCATCTGAAACTACAGATGACTTCTTTGAAGATACTGATGAAACTATGGATGAAGAAGAAGTCTCGTCAGAATTGACTACAGACCCCAAAAAAGACGATCTCAATGATCTGCTTTAATTAGCAGATCATAGTTAGGGCTTTCTTATGTTTAAAAAAGTAATACTATCTGAATATTTGTATATTCCAAAATCTGAGATAAATGTCTCCGATTATAAACAGAGATATACCATTACGGGTAAATATAAGAATAGCCCTACTATTACTTACTACAAAGAAACTTCAGATTACATTGGTATCCCTCGTCATGCCTTACGCTTAAGTAAAGAAATGGCTACAACTATCGTAGATAATAGAGTCATTGGCAGTAAAGTGGATTTTAGATTTAAAGGGACTCTCTGGGATTACCAAATAAAAGCCATAGATGAGTTTACTGCTTTACTAGATAAGGGGGCCACCGGATTCTTTTTAGAGGCGGCCCCAGGCTCGGGCAAGACAGTGATGGGATTAAAAATGATATCATTACTTCATACTACCACATTAATTGTAGTGCCAAAGAGTGATCTTGTAAAACAATGGAAGGATAGAATTTTACAATTTACAGATTTAAAGGAAGAAGATATTGGGATAGTAGAAGCGGGAAAGTCTGATTATGAAAATAAGAAAGTGGTAATTGGCTTAATACATTCCATAGTAATTCCTAGAATAGCTACGCGTGAGTTTAAGAACAGCTTTGGGGCAATATTCTTTGATGAATGTGATAGTTCTCTTCCTCCTAAAACATTTTCTTCCGCATCTGGTATGTTTCCAGCTAAGTGGAGAATAGGCGTAACTGCCTCCGCTACCCGTATGGATGGGCTTCATGTTATCTTTGAAGAAAGTTTAGCACAGTTTCGTATTAAGTGTAAAAATACAAAAACTATGACTCCTATGGTTGTACTTCATAGATTCTATGGATCCTCTGGTCTTATCCCTTCCTACTTAAAAGACATTCAACGTAGAGGAGTGCTAATATCTAATCTTGCTAAAAATGCTGTAAGAAATGATCTTATAGCCAGCTATGCTTCTAAAAGCTTTAGTTCTGGTAGAGTAACTCTTATAATGTCAGACCGTAAAGAGCAACTACAAAATATTAAAGAACTTTTAGTGAAGGTATATAATATAAGCCCTAAAAGAATTGGATATTTTGTACGCTCTTTAAATGGTAAGATGTTAAAGCAAGAAGAGAAAGATAGATCAGCAGAAGAAGCGTCTATAATACTAGCAACCTTTGGGCTAATGTCAAGAGGGACTGATATACCTAGAATGGATACATTAATACTAGGTACTGTTAGAACTGATATGCGTCAGACACTGGGAAGGATAGAGCGTTTTTTAGTTGGGAAAAAAACCCCAGTAGTTATAGATATTATTGATATGTTCTATAAAGAAACTAAAAATAGTGCACAATCTAGAATAAAGTTCTACCAAGAACGTGGATTACAAATAAAGGAAGTTCGTAATAAATGAAAAAAGCAAAACCAGCAATTAAAAAAATTGACAAAGAAGTCGCTGCACCAGAAGAAAAGGTAGTAGCTATAGATCAAATACCTCCTGCCGCTGAGAGTATTTCTGAAGAAGGATACTTGGAAGTAACGCAAACCGTAGTAGGTAAACAAACACAAGAACCTAAAATAATTAAGATAAGACCTTTTGTAACAACCCCAGCCAGGGTTACAGTTCATGCTAAGAGACATATACCCTTGGGACCAAACGAAGGAAATATTACCGTAGCTATAGATTTAAGTATCCCTTGTTATACTGAGGAAATAGGAAGCGTTTATAAGCAGACTAGTGATCTGGTTGATAAGATAATGGAAAGAAAATTAACGCATATGGGATTGGTGAATAATGGCTGATCTTAAAGATATTGCAAAAATAGCAAACCTTTCTGCTATATCCTCATCTTTAAATCAAAGATACGGCGATAGATCTTGTATACAAGGAACTGAAGCTTTAGACGATGCACAGAGATTACCTACAGGTATATTTACTTTTGATTATGCTACGGGGGGCGGCTTTCCTATACACCAATACTCTCTAGTTAAGGGCCCAGAACATGGAGGTAAGACTTCTTTACTTATGTCTGCTATGGCAAAAGTAGCAAAAATATGCTGGAGATGTTTTAAGCCTTTAAGTCAATGTGAGTGTTCTCTTCCATCAATAAGGATGAAATCTGTATGGTGTGATGTAGAAGGTACCTTCAATAAGTTTTGGGCACAAAGTATTGGGTGTAATCCTGAAGATTACTATTTAAATGTGAGTGATGCCGGTAACCAGTATGGAGACATCATAGATTATTCATTAAGGGCTGACGATTGCGGTTTAGTTATATTAGATTCCGTGGCGGCTCTATTTCCATCTGATATGATGGACTCTTCTCTTGATGACAAAGTTATAGGGAACCAAGCAAAACTTGTAACCAATCTAATTAATAAGGTTAATAGTAGGTTAAGTAAAGAGTACAAAAGAGGCCACCCCTGTTTAGTACTTCTTACTAATCAACTTCGTGCTAATATAGGAGTGTTCTATGGTCCCTCTACAACACAGCCGGGGGGCTACGCTATACGCTTTTTTTCTGCTCTTACTATCCATATCTCAAAAAAAGCACTCCAGGATAAAGAGAAGTATTACGATAAAGAAAAAGATCTGCATATGGCGCAGAAGCATTCCTTTTATATTGAAAAATTTAAATCCTTAAAACTCTCTGAATCTGGAGAATTTATAAGAGTAACCGCAGATATCCCTGAGCTAGAGTTTTCTAGGGGGGATATTATAGATCATAAGTTAGTTATAACAGAGCTTCTTAATCATGGTTTAATGACAAAAGGGACCACTAAATATACAATGGGTAAAAGTAGTGGATCTCAGAAAGACTTTGTTGAAATGTGGAAGAAAAACAAGGATTTATATTTTGAAACACAAATACAACTGATAAACCATATAAAAGATAAAATTATTAAAAAAGAAGGCGCGATTAAATCCGTGCCTAAAGAGGTAAAGGCGTGCCCAGAAGACTCTGCGCCAGTTGCAAAAAAACAATAGTAGTAGCACAGAAAGATTGGAAATACCAGCATAGTGGTCTCGATTTTTTCTGTAGTAAAGAATGTTTAGTAAATAAAATAAAAAGTTGCTATAAAGATGAGGGAGTTATAAATCCTGACTGGAGATATGACGCTCCGGAGATATCTGATGTAAATTGTTCTGCCTGTATGTTTTATTCAAACAAACTTGATAAATATTTTAGGTCTGAGTTTGAGGGAAGAGTGGCGGAATATTTGCAATCGATTGCAATTGATTTTTTATATGAACCTTATTGTTTTTCCATAGGCAAATACACTTATACACCTGATTTCTATATTCCTCCCCCTTATGACTGTTTCCTAGAGGTCAAGGGGGAGTTTGCTATTAGAGGTAAAACTAAATTGACAGAATTTAAATTAGCATATCCTGACGTAAATTTTATATTTATACCGTGGACGATGCGAAGTGAGTTTGAATACAGTGACCCTCACTTCGAATGAAAAATCAGGGGATCCCGAGCTAATAACACGAGATTTTGTATCAGTAAAAAGTAAGTTACATACTAAGATACTACCTAGATATCCTCGCGCTTCTTCTCTATACAAAGATTGTATGAGGCAGCTTGTTTTAATTAATAAATGTAAAATAGAAGAAAAGGAATATGTAAAATTTTCTAACACAGTAGTCTTTGATATAGGAAATTCCGTACATTTTTGGGCCCAAAATACTAAATCTTTTATATCTGATGATTTAAGAAGTGGTTTCTGGAGGTGTAGAGCATGCGATTATATGACACCTTTTACAAAGAAAGTTAAAGAAAAGTGTCCAGTGTGCGGCGCAAATCCTAAAGCCTTTGAGTATACCGAGTATTCATTAAAAATGGAAAAGCCATTATTTGTTACGGGCCATCCCGATATGTTCGTAGAAAAGCCAGAAAACAATTTTAGAGTATTGGAATTAAAGACAATAGATACGGTTGGATTCGATAAATTAAAGGCCCCCCTTATTGAACACCTCTGGCAGATACAAACATATATGTGGGGAATAGGAAAAGATCGTTTAGCTAAACATATTTCTTTTGATTCTAAATATGGGTATATAATGTATATTTCTAAGGGATTCAAGATGAAGACCTCTCCAGTTAAAACCTTTCTAGTAAAACATGACAAAGTTATACTTAGAGATATTTTCAACAAATTAACGGAGTTTAAAAAGGGGTACACAGAGAACATACTCCCACCTAGGATAGCATCTTGCTATGACTCTGGTTACTCAACATATCTTGCAAAAAATTGTCCCGTATTAAATTTTTGTAAGATGCAGAAAGAAAAAGCTTGACAAGCTTTTAAAAATGTGGTATAGATAGAAAATGATTACTGAAGATACACAACTTATTATCGGTTTAGATCTTTCTCTTACCTCCACAGGAGTTAGCGTATACTCTATTCCGGGTGATACTATTATTACTGAGAGTATAAAGACTTCTAATAAGAATTCTTATATGCAACGCTATAGAATTATTCTTGATAGGATAACTGAGATAGATCATTTTATAGTCCCTGCCGCAATTTACTTTATAGAAGGATATTCTTTTGGTTCCTTTGGGAAGTCCAGTTCAATGTCCAATTTAATAGAATTAGGAGGAATAATCAAATATGATCTAACTAACAGAGAGAGGTTTTATATTGATGTTCCTCCTACTGTATTAAAAAAGTTTGTTACGGGAAAGGGCAATGCTAAGAAGGAGGATATTAAATTAGCTCTTTATAAAAAATATCATAAGGAATTTAAAAACTCAGATGAGGCTGATGCTTATGCGTTAACTATGTTTGGGTTGAAGTACCTGGAAATAGGTAGTAAACTTACTACAATAGCGACTACTTCAGAAAAAGAATGTATCCTAAAGGTGAGAGGCTTACATGGTCCCAAAGCTTAAAAATTATTTAGCTAGTTCTAATCCCTGTCTATTTATGCCAACGGTGGAAGATGTAAAAGCAGAAAAACATATTATATCTACTATGGTTGACTTAAACTTTATAGACAGAGAGTTATGTATCTGGAAAGTTACGTCTGGTGCACAACGGTATGAAAGAGGAGCGTGGATAAAAGAATTAGTTCCGTCTACCAAAGATAGGCCTATAAAAGATTTTATACCCGCTTTAAATCACGTTGCACAGAACTCTAAGACTATAGGAGTTTTCTATCATATTAGAGGTCTACTTAAAGAAGCCAATGTAATACAGTCTATAATAGACGCCGCCTATATCGCTAAACGTAACTTTTCTACTATTATATTTGTTGGCGCTTATTTAGATCTACCTCCTGAGTTATATAATATAGTTACATATTGTGATTTCCCTCTTCCTACTAAAGAAGAAATTGAAGAGCTTTATGCTAAGTTGATGAAGGAATGGGAGCCTCATATTTTATTTGGTAAAAAGAATAAGAAAGAAAAGAAAAAATTAATAAGTAAAGCGGCTACTTCTGCCCTGGGATTAGATTTGTTTTCAGCTGAAAACGCAATAGCGCTTGCGGTTAGTCTCACCGAAGAACCCAATTATAAAATTATCCAATCACAAAAAGAACAGCATGTTAAAAAATCTGAGGTTCTAGAGTGTATAGATACAGATATTACATTAGAAGATGTAGGAGGTTTTGGTTCTTTAAAAGAATGGTTAGATAAGAGAAAAACAGCTTTCGGAGATACTGCTAAAGAATATGGATTAAATTCTCCTAAAGGTATATTATTACTTGGCTTACCGGGTACAGGAAAGTCTCACATAGGAAAATCTATAGCTTCTTTTTTAGAGTTGCCATTATTGAGACTAGACATAAGTAGTGTATTTTCTAAATTCGTCGGGGACAGCGAATCTAAAATAAGAAGAGCGTTAGATGTTATAGAGGCCATAGCACCTGCAGTTGTACTCCTAGATGAAGCAGATAAAGCTTTTGCTGGTATGGAATCTAGCGGGAAAACAGACTCAGGAGTTACTGCCAGAGTGTTATCTACCTTACTTACCTGGAGGCAAGAAACTAAGAGCCCTGTATTTATGATATTTACAGCTAATGATCCAGACATGATGCCTTCTATGGTATACAGAAAAGGCCGCTTAGATGAAATATGGGCAGTTGAACTCCCTACCTTTGAAGAAAGGCAGTCTATATATAAAATACATATAGAAAGAAGAAAAAGAGATGCGTCTAACTATGATTTAGCTTTGCTTTCAAAAAATTCAGAGAATTTTACTGGAGCAGAAATAGAAGCTACTGTAGAGGACGCATTATTTAATTCTTTTTATGAAGGAGTAGAGTTAGAGAATAGACATATACTAAAGTCTATTTCTGAGACAAACCCACAAAACAATATAGAAAGCGAGGATATGGTTAGGATAAAAGACTGGATGAAGAATAGGGCCAGACCTGTATCAAACAGTGAGGAGAGTTCAGGAGAACCCACTAAGAAAAAAACAAATTTAAGTTTAATCAGGAAAGACTAAGGAGAGAAAAATGCCAAAGACCACATTAATTGAAAGAAGTAGCAGTGAGGTATCTTCTATAATAGCTAACTCCGCTGCTATTAGACAGGAAACATTGCAGGCTAGAGATATGGTAGAAATAGGTTATA